AATACTATTTATCGTTTTCATTCTGGAAGTAACTTAAATGCTAATGGTCAGATAGTTTGGGCTGGTAATGCTTACCTTAGATTTCCAATACAGGCATCAGGTTTTGCTTTTCAAAAAGGGCAGTTACCTAGACCTAAAATTATAATTAGTAATGCTACAGGATTAATTTCAGCAATACTTTTATCTGTTAATGAAACTACAACTGGTAATGATTTAACAGGAGCTACTGTTACTAGAATCAGAACATTAGCCAAATTTATTGATGCTGTTAATTTTGCTGATGGTAGTAATCCAACCGCAGATAACACAGCAGAATTTCCTCAAGAAGTTTATTCGATTGATCGTAAAGCTTCAGAAAATAGAGAAGTTGTAGAATTTGAACTTGCTGCTCCTACAGATTTAGCAGGAGTAAGAATACCAAAAAGACAATGTACTCGTTCTGAATTTAAATCCATTGGTACGTTTGTAGGATGACTTGGAAATATAAAGCACTACTTCATGCACAACGAGAAGATCCGAAAGAATCTTGTGGTCTATTGTTAAATATAAAGGGAAAGGAAAAATATTATCCTTGTCGCAATCTTTCAATGACTGATCATCAATGCTTTATTATCGACCCAGAGGATTATGTAAAGGCTGATAACGCTGGTAAGATTGTTGGTGTTGTTCACAGTCATCCGATTACACCTCCTAGTCCTAGTCAAGCAGATAAAATTAGTTGCGAGAAAAGTAATTTGCCTTGGTATATTGTTAATCCAAAAACAGAACAGTGGGCATATTTAGAGCCATGTGGGTACAAGCCACCTTTATTGGGTCGTCAATGGGTTTGGGGTATAACAGATTGTTGGAGTTTAGTAAGAGATTGGTATAAAGAAGAGAAAAATATACAGTTAAAAGATTGGGATAGGCCAACAACTTTAGAGGACTTTAACAAAGACCCTATGTTTGAAAGATGTGCATGGAGAACAGGTTTTAGAGAATTAAGACCTGATGAAAAACTTATTAATGGAGATTTACTATTTATGTCTATTTTCGCTAATAATTTAAATCATGTAGCATTATTTTTTGATGGAGATGTTATTCATCATTTAACCGATAGACTATCTTGTAGAGAACCATACTCTGAGTGGTTGTTAAAATGCACAGGAAAGAGGTTACGTTATGCTGCGTAAAGTAAAACTGTATGGAGAATTAGCCAAGTTTGTCGGACATAAAGAGTTCGAAGTAAAGGCTGAAACAGTAGGTAAAGCAGTAAGTTTTCTAGTTCATAATTTTCCAGAGATACAAAGTCACATGAATCCTAGATATTACCAAGTAAAAGTTGGGAATTTTGATATAGATGAGAGTGAAATAAATTATCCGATAGGTAGCGAAGACATACATTTTATACCTGTTATTGAAGGAGCAGGAAGAGGTTTTGGAAAAATGTTATTAGGAGCAGCTATGATAGGTCTTGCCTTTGCAATGCCTGGAGCAGTATTTCAAGGTTTTGGTGGTTTTGGTGCAGCAGCAGGATATAGTGGATTTCAAGCAGCGATTGGAAACATAGGTATTGCTCTTGTATTGTCAGGTGTAAGCGATATGCTATTTCCGTTACCAAAACCACAAAAATTTGAATCAGAAGAAGATCCAAGATTATCATTTAATTTTGCTGGAGTGCAAAATACATCAAGGGCTGGTACTCCCGTTCCAATAGTTTATGGTGAAATATTTACAGGAAGTGTTGTAATAAGTGCAGCGATTGACACTAATCAGGTAGACGCATGACAGACGAAACTAAAATCATTAAAGGTGCTGGTGGTGGTGGGAAAAGTCCTCCCGCTCCTTATCGTGCTCCTGATACTTTACATAGTAGAAGTTTTGCTACTGTTCAAGATTTAATTTCTGAAGGAGAAATTGAAGGGTTTGCTAGTGCTTCAAAAGAAGGGCTTACAAAAGGTACAACTGCATATGACAATGCAAGTTTAAAAGATGTATTTCTTGATGACACTCCAATAATGCAATCAAGTGCTAATAGTGCTAGTCCTACTGATGGAGATCTTAATTTTCAAGATGTAACTTTTAAGTCTAAGTTTGGAACGTCAAACCAAACTGCAATGAGTGGTATTCCTGCTGAAAGCAGATCACCTACAGGTGTTCAAGTTGAAGTTGTAAATGATGATTTAGGGACTATTTGGACAGCAAGTAAAAGTTACACACTTAATCAAATAGTAATTCGAAGTATGGCAGACGCGGATAATGGAATTGTGTTTAAATGTACAACAGCAGGACAGACTGGAACGACTATGCCTACTGCTTTTGAGACGGCAACTGTTGGACAAACAATTACTGATAATGCAGTTACATGGACAGCCCAAAGTGCAGGTCTAGCTGGTTCAGTAACTAGACAGATTACTAATACAGATGTAAATGCAATTATTGTTACTTTAACTTGGCCTTCAATACAAGTTTTAAACGATGATGGTGATATTTTTGGAGATACTGTTGTGTATAAAATAGAAATTCAATATCAATCTGGCGGTTATGTAAGTCCTGCTGCGGTTGAAACATCTGTTAAGGGTAGAACAGCAGATGCTTACGCTAGAGATCATAGAATTACTATAGATGCTGACAGGATAATAGCTGGAACTGCTTTTCCTGTAGATGTCAGAGTAAGTCGAATATCAGCAGATAGTACAGATACACAGAGAGTAAACTCTTTTCAATTTACAAGTTTTCAAGAAGTTATTGATAACGATTCAACTTATCCTAATAGTTCTTATGTTGCTCTTCGTTTAGATAGTAAACAATTTAATCGTATTCCTACAAGAAAATATCGTATTAGAGGAATAAAAGTAAGAATACCAGGAGCAGGTGCATCAAGTTCTGGTACTCCCACTGTTGATATAGCAACTGGAAGAATACAATATCCTACTGGTTATATTTTTAATGGAGTTATGGGTGCTGCTGTTTATACCAACTGTCCTGCAATGTGTTTACTTGATCTTTTAACTAACACTAGATATGGATTAGGAGATCATGTAACTGACAGTAGTTTAGATTTATTTAGTTTTGTAGCTGCCAGTAAATATGCAAATGAAGAAGTAGATGATGGAGTAGGAAACGGAGGGAAAGAAGCTAGATTTAGTTGTAATGTAAATATTCAAAGTCCTAAAGAAGCATTTGCAGCAATAAATGAACTATCAGGTGTTATGAGATGTATGCCAATATGGTCTGCGGGTTCTGTAACCATATCTCAAGACAAACCAACAACAGCAAGTTATCTGTTTAACTTAGCCAATGTTGGAGAAGCAGGATTTTCTTATCAGGGAAGTAGTTTAAAAACTAGACACAGTGTTGTTTCTGTTAGCTACTTCAACATGGATTCCATAGAAGTAGATTTTGAAGTAGTAGAAGATGCAACAGCTATAGCTAAACTTGGAACGATTGTAAAACAAATAAAAGCATTTGCCTGTACTTCTCGTAATCAGGCAGCAAGACTTGGAAGAGCAGTATTATTTGCTGAACAAAATGAAAGTGAAACTGTTACTTTTTCAACTTCAATAGACGCTGGAGTTATAGTCAGACCTGGTTCTGTTATTGAAATCAACGATCCAGTAAGAGCAGGAGCTAGAAGAGGTGGGCGAGTTGTATCTGCAACAACTACTACTATAACTATTGATGCAGAAGCACAAACAACTTTACCTGCATTAAATGACGCTCCAACTATTAGTGTAATCTTGTCTGATGGAACGGTAGAAGTTGGCTCTATATCAGACATCACAGGAGCAGTTATAACTGTAAATAGTGTTGCAAAAACAGATAGCGAAGGTAATACAACAAATCAATCCACATTTTCATCAGCACCTCTTACAAATTCTCCTTATTTAATATCAAGTACAACATTAAAAACTCAATTATTCAGAGTTATACAAGTAGAAGAACAAGACGATATTAATTATGTGGTAACAGCTTTATCTTATGTAGAGGATAAGTATAATTTTATTGAAAATGGTACTGCATTACCGACAAGAACAATATCAGTATTAAATGCTCCTGTATCTTCTCCAAGTAACTTAACAGTTTCAGAACAGATTGTTGTTATTAACAGCATTGCTAGAAGTCAACTTATCGTCAGTTGGCAAGCAGTAGCAGGTGTCTCTCAGTATCAAGTGAATTACAAATTAGAAGATAACAACTTTGTATCGCAGGTTGTATTCAGCACTGATTTTGAATTATTAGATACAAAGAAAGGGACTTATGAAATTCAAGTATTTTCATATAATGCTGGTTTAACACTATCTACTAATCCAACAACTACAACATTTACTGCTGAAGGTAAAACGGCTCTTCCAGAAAATGTTTCTGGACTTACTATTGAACCTATTAATGAACAGTTTGTAAGGTTAAGATTTGGACAAGCAACTGCTATTGATGTTTTACATGGTGGTCGTGTTTATATAAGACATACAAATCAAACAGGGGTATCTGCTACGTTCCAATCTGCTCAGGATGTAATTCAAGCTGTTGCTGGTAATGCTACTGAAGCTATCGTTCCTGCTTTAGCTGGTACTTATCTTCTTAAATTCCAGGATGATGGCGGTAGATTTAGTGCTACAGCAGCTAGTGTAAATCTTTCTCTTGTTGATATTCTTGATTCTATTACTGTTAAAACTGATAGAGAAGATAACGATACCCCTCCGTTTAATAACACAACAAGTAGTTTATTTAGCAATACTCAATATGATTCAACTAAGGGTGGATTAATTTTAAGTAATATTTCGATTACAAGTCCTGCTACTAAAGCGACAGGAACATATACTTTTGCAGATATTCTTGATCTTGAAGGCACTTTTTCTCTTGTATTGAAAAGGCACTTCCAAGGTGCTGGTTATTATCCTTCATCTTTATTTGATAACAGAACAGGTTTTGTAGATACTTGGGATGATTGGGATGGAGATGCTGCTGATAGTGCAAACGCTATAGTGGCAGTAAGGACAACAACTACTGCCCCAAGTGGTTCGTCATACGCAAATTCAGACTTTAGTAGTATAGATTTTAATACTTTTGCAAACGGTACATTTAAAGGAAGAGGTTTTCAGTTTCAAGCAACATTAGAAACCAGTGATCCTGCTCAAAATATGTTGCTACAACAATTAGGTTATTCAGCAGAAATGCCATCAAGAACTGAACAATCGGCTGTAATTTTTTCTGATTCAGCAGGAGATGGAACTGGAAGTGCTGGAGCAAAAACAGTTACTTTTGCAGCACCTTTCTTTGTTGGTACGTCTAGTATCACAGGTATTCCAAAACCTTCTGTTAACATTTCCCCTCAAAACATGGCAACAGGAGATTTTTATGAGCTAGATGATAACAATATTACTGGAACTCAATTTATAGTTCATTTTAAAAACTCAAGTGGTGCTAGTATAATTAGAAAGTTTACCTACAGTGCTGTTGGTTTCGGCAAAGGTGGGTAGAATGGAGGCAAAAAGTAATTAGTTATGAGTTTATCTGTATCGAATTTTACTATAGATAATGCTTCTGGTCAGACTGTGAGACTAGATATACAGGCTTGTTTTCTAGCTTTACAAGGACAAAGTGCTGAGACTGCTGATTCAGCTATGACAGCCAGTAAGTGTGTAAAGGGAATGACTTTTTTAAATACCACTACAAATATTTTAAAAATAAGAAATTCAAGTAATGGTGGTTTTACAGATATAGGGAATATTGATACAGCAAATTTAGGTCTACTACCAAGATCAGGTGGATCTACTGCGCCAATGACAGGTCAGTTATTACTTGATGATTCTAATAGTGCATCTACTCCAGCATTAAGTTTCGATACAGATACAGATTTAGGATTATTTAGAAAGTCTGCCAATGTAATGGGATTTTCCTCTAGCGGAACAGAACAGATGATATTTGATGCGAATGGCTTAACGCTCCAGGTACAAAATGATCTTAGGTTCGCTGATTCTGATAGTAGTCATTATGTAGGATTTAAAGCACCAGCTACAGTATCTTCTAGCCTTACCTGGACATTACCTTCTGCTGACGCTACTGTTTCTGGCTATGCTCTTGTATCTGATGCATCGGGTACGTTAAGTTGGGCTGCTGCTGGAGCAGGTGCTCAAGGCGCTGGAAGTGACAATATCTTTTGGGAAAATGACCAGACAGTTACACAGAGTTATACTATTACTAACGGACAAAACGCTGGCAGCTTTGGTCCAATTACTATACAATCAGGTGTAACAGTCGAAATCGGTGCTGGTGAAACCTGGACAGTCGTTTAAACTATGAGCCAATTAAAAGTCAACAGCATAATCCCAGTCGCAGGAGTACCAACAGGCGGTGGTGGTGGGATAATTCAAGTAAAATCAGTTGCAAAGACTGATGTGTTTACTAGCACCAGTACATCATTTGTTGACATAACTGGTATGTCAGTAAGTATTACGCCAACTTCAAATACTAGCAAAATATTAGTAATAGCTCAATGTGCAGTTAGTGGTGAAGATTCTGGAACAGGTATAATGCTAGACAGAGATGGGACTGAACCACTAAAGGCTGATGCTGATGGTAGTAAGCAAAGATTTACTATGATCGGATTTTATGCTGCAAGTGATCGAGAAAATAAATATGGTAATGGAGCAAACCATATTTCATTTTTAGATTCACCTGCTACTACAAGTCAAGTCACATATAAACTTAGAGCAAAAACAAGAACAAGCACTACTTTTTATGTAAATTCTACCAGATATACAAGTAACGATACAAATGCTTCACTTGGTACTTCAACTTTAACTGTAATGGAGGTGTCAGCATGATTACTTCCATGTATAATCTAATTAAAACCTGATTATGGCCTTAGATCACGAAGCAATTTATAAAGCATACGCTGCAACAGTAGTTTCTATTGATGATTCTGCTGGTGCTTTTGACGCAAGCGGTAGTTCTGTAACTTTAGATCAAAGCAAAATAGATTCTGCACGAACCACGTTGAACACTGAAGCTGCTGCTGTTAAGTACAAAACTGATAGAACAACAGATGGTTCGACTACCTACGCTTCTATAGGAGATCAGTTAGATATGTTGTACAAAGATATAGTAGCTGGAACGCTTACAACTTCTGGTGCATTAGCAACTCACATCAAAGCTGTAAAAGATGCTAATCCCAAGCCATGAGTACATTAAAAGTTAACGCTCTTACTAATCTCTCTGGAAATGCTGATATTTCTGGTGTTGGTATTATTAAAAGTTATGCGATTATTGCTGATGTAAAAGCTTCAAATGCTGATGGTGGTACATTTACGACAGGAGATTGGAGAACAAGAGATTTAAATACTGAAATCTCTGATGTTGATGGTATTGTTAGTATCTCTAGTAATCAATTTACATTAGCTGCTGGTAGTTATTGCATTATTTTCTCAGCACAAGCTCATCAATCAAACAGTCACCAAACAAGACTGTATAATGCAACAACTTCTGCTAATGTGCAATTTGGTCAAGCAATGTATGGTGGTGCAACTACAGGTGCTACTACTGCTTCAAGAGGTGTAGCTCGTGTAACTATATCAGGGTCTACAGTATTTGAAATTCAACATAGATGTCAATCTACATGTTCTACTTTTGGTTTAGGTGTTGGTAGCTCTGGTGGTATGAACTGGGGTGGTTCTGCTGCTACAGATGGTGCAATATATTGTACTGTTGAAATTTATAAGGAGGCATAACTATGGCAATAAATTCAGATACAGACATAAATTTAGCTTTATTACAGCTTGGCAAAAATGCTAATCGTTATAGATTAAATCAAAATTGTACACCCCATGAAATTATTGAATGGGATTCTGCAAACTCAGATTCACAACCTACAGATGATGAATTAAATGCAGCTTATACAGCTTGGAAAACAGCAGAAGAATATAAAATTAACAGACAAAATGAGTACCCAAGTATCGTTGACCAGCTAGATGACATCTACCATAATGGGATAGATGGCTGGAAAGCTACAATTAAAACTACTAAGGACAAATATCCTAAAAGTTAATTATGAGCCAACTTAAAGTCAATTCAATCGTTCCTGTCGGTGGGCTGCCAAGTGGTGCTAATGGTGGAATAGTACAAATTGTCAATTCACAGTTGAAAACCAGACAAACTATTTCAGCTAGTTCTAGTTTTCAAGCAACTGGTTTATCTGCAACTATCACTCCAAGTTCTAATAACAGTAAAATTCTAATAGTAGTAAATGGAGTTTTTAGCGTAAATAATAGTACCACAACTCAATATATGAGTAAGTTTAAATTATATAACGGTTCTACTGAAATAACAGACGCAAATTCTACAGGTTCCACAAACAATCAATGGAAAGCAATGTTTGAAGTAGACGTTAATACTGGAGAAAGCCAACAATTTGAGATGTTACCAGTTCAA